GGTGGTTTTGGTGATGTCTCTCCCGGATACGGTGGTCCTAGTGGTCCTACTGGTGGCATAGATGTTGATGCTACTTTTGATGGTTTTAGTGATTTTGATCCCGGCTTTGGTATGGGTGTTGACCTTGGTAGTGCCTTTGGTGGTTTTAGCGGTTATTTCGGTGTAGACGAAGGACAGCCTTCAAATATGGCAAGTTTTGTAGATCAAGGCACCCGTGAAGGTTTTTCTATTGCTGGTGTTCCCGGTATAAATGCTGCTGAAGCAAGAGATGCTATAAATGCTGCAATGCAAGAAGGTCGCATAGGATATAATCAAGCAGTTGATCTAGGCTTTCCTAGTCTTATAGATCAAGCTGAAAAAGATTTTGATCTTGCTACTGCTATTGGTATTGAAAATAAATATGGTCTTGAACGAGGACAAGTAAATCCCGGCTTTGGTTCTTTTTCTTATCAGGGTCCAAACGCAATATCAGCCGCTATGAGTGAAATAGGTAGTGCAGCTAGAGGTTTAGCAACATCTTACTATGATATGTTTAGTGAGATGCCTAGTCTTACAGGCACAGTTGCTGGTATGATGGGATTAGCAGTGCCGGGAAGCGTAATTGGATTAGGGGCTAGAGAAGCTTTTGGATTAAGCCGAGAAAGTGAAATTGGTAAAAATATTAGTGATGCACTAGAAGCAGTAGGATTATCTTCAATTCCTACTAGTATAGATGAAGCAGCTTTAGGTTTAGCACAGGCCGCAGCCGAAGAAGCAACGGGCCTTGATTTAAGTGCAGAAGCCATTGCTGAAGGTCTTTTTGATTCTGTATTTGGTACAGAAGAAGAAGAAGAAAATGCATTTACAGGTTTTGAAACAACTGATGTAGGATTATCATCTAATCTAGGATCACCATCTGCTAGTGTTGCTGATATTGGTTCTCAGGCTGAAAGTCCAGAAGAAAGTATAGACCCCGGTGGTGACGAATTTATTCCACGGCCTACACCTATTCCTTCTCCTCCTCAAATAGCTTCACTACCTGCACAAAATATTTTCAGAGAACCTGTAACCAGAACAGCAGCGGCAGATACCTTTAGTATTCTTTCAAGAATATATGGACCTGAAGTAGCAAGACAACTCGCACCTAATAGGACAGTATAATGGCAACAGAACGAAATCCCTTTGATCGTATACCCGAACAAGAAACAAATGTTGTTCCCTTGACGGCTGAATTAGAAGAAATGAATGCTACCTTTGAGGTTGATGATGATGGTAGTGTTACTGTTGATTTTTCTGATAATGTAGAAATGGAAGCTGCTGAAGATATTGCTGAATGGTATGGCAATATGACAGAAGATATGGATGAGGATGATCTTGCTGATATTGCAGCGACTGTAATTGAAAACTTTGAGGCTGATAAAGATTCCCGTGCTGAGTGGGAGTCCATGTTTGAGCGTGGATTTGATCTTCTAGGTCTAAAGCTTGAACAGGGTACAGAACCCTTTGATGGTGCATGTACTGCTGTACATCCTCTTCTTATTGAGTCTGCTGTTAAGTTTCAATCAAAAGCTTCTGGTGAATTGTTTCCTGCTAATGGTCCTATAAAAACTAGGATACTTGGTAAGTCTACTCCAGAAAAAGAATTGCAAGCTAACAGAGTTCAGAACTTTATGAACTATCAGGTAACAGAACAGATGCCTGAATACTTTGATGAGTTTGAAAGAATGTTGTTCCACCTACCCTTGATTGGTTCCGCATTTAAAAAGCTTTACTATGATGCTACAGTTAAGCGTCCCAAGTCAGAATTTATTCCTATTGATCAGTTCTATGTTTCATACTATGCAACTGATCTTTCAAATGCAGATCGTTATACACATGTTATCTATCGTAGTCCTGTTGAAATACAAAGAGATATCAGGGCTGGTGTATATGAAGATGTAGAACTTAGTTCTCCCTCATCAGATGTAGGAACATCTTTCAGTGAAAAGATGGATACCATTATTGGTTTGTCTCCTACATCAGGTCACGATCCACAGTATGTTCTTCTGGAGCAACACTGTTATCTTAATATTGAAGATGAAGACGAAGCCTGTCCGTATATTGTAACTGTTGAACAACAGTCTAGACAGGTACTGAGTATTCGTAGAAACTATAAACAAGATGATCCAAACAAAGAAAAAGTAAATCACTTTGTTCATTATAGGTTTGTACCGGGTTTCGGTTTCTATGGTCTTGGTCTTATACACTTCCTTGGTAATTTGACTATGAGTGCTACTGCGGCAATGCGTTCGCTAATAGATGCAGGGCAGTTTGCAAATCTACCGGGAGGGTTTAAGGCTAAAGGAGTGAGGATGGTTGGCGACAACTCTCCTATCGCTCCCGGCGAGTTCAAGGAGGTTGAGGCAACTGGTATAGATTTGTCAAAGGCTATTATTCCCCTTCCCTACAAAGAGCCTTCCTCTACTCTATTCCAGATGTTAAACTTCGTAGCTACTGCTGGTCAGAAGTTTGCGGACAGCACGGAGCAGGTTATCTCCGATGCTGCCTCCTATGGACCCGTTGGAACTACTATGGCTTTGCTTGAGGCAAGTAGTAAGTTCTTTACAGCAATTCATAAAAGAGTACACAAATCTCAGAAGGATGAGTTTCGTATTCTTGCTCGTATTGACTATGAATATCTTCCACAGGAATATCCTTATGATGTGCCATATGAAGATCGTAGTATTTTTAGACAGGACTTTGATGGACGTATAGATATTATTCCAGTATCTGATCCTAACATTCCCAGTAACGCACATCGTATGATGATGGCAAATATGGCGCTACAGATGGCACAGCAGTCACCGCCGGGAATGTTTAATCTGGAAGCCTTGAATAGAACCATTCTTAATGCAGCTAATATGCCTAATGCAGACGAGATACTCCCACCAAAGATCGAACCTAAACCAATGGACCCTGTGTCTGATATCATGGCTGCTACAAAGGGTATACCTATTGGAGCGTTTCCCGGTCAGAACCATGATGCACATATACAGGTAAAGATGGCTTATCTACAAGACCCTGTTAATGGTGCTAATCCAATCATGCAACGTGTGGCTCCAATTATTCAGGCTAACATTCAAGAACATTCTGTAATGAAGTATCAGGAACAGATGAGTGGTATTTCAGAACAAATGCTACAACAGGTTCCTGATCAAATGAATAATCCTGCCGCTGCTGAAATGGCTATGGCTGAAGCATCTAAACAAATTCTTAATGCTAATCAGGCAATGGGTATGGCCGAGTCTCCTGAACAACAGCTTGTGTCTTTGGAACAGGCCAAGGTTGAGCTTGAAAAACAGAAGCTTCAGGCAGATACAGCAACCAATGCAGCAGAGCTTGAGCTAAAGAATAAGAAGCTTGAGCTTGAAGAAAATGAACAGATCATTGACATGATGAAAGCAACTGCTACTGATAACCTTAAACGTGATAATGCAGATGCTAATCGTTCTAGCAAAGAAAAACTAAAACAAATGGAACTTATGACCAAAGCAATCATTGAAGACTTTAAACTAAATAAAGAAGATGAACGACAGGTACTAAGTAATATAAAAGAAATGCTTGATAAAGAAATGCAAACAAAGGCAGACATGGATACACAGGCTCTAAATGCTCTTGTACAAATGGCTGTTCAACAACAACAGGAGATGATTAATGATGAAGAAAGGTAAAGGATATCCTGAACACGTAAAGGATACCGGAAAAAGTTTTGGCGATCCCTATGCTGAAGGTATTACGGGTGGACGTACCACACGTAGTTCTCTTAATGAGTGGCCCAAAGAAACATGGGAAACCCCAGAGCCAATCAAACCTAGCCGTAAGAGTACTATGTACATCTAGGTATGGAAATTTGGGACGAAGTAATAAAAGAGTACAATAAAGAAATTAACAATCTAAGACTAACACTGGGTAATGGTTCTGCTGAAGATTACTCACACTATCGACAGATTGTTGGTTCTATCTCTAGCCTAGAGTGGGCAAGAGATAATTTAACAGACCTTGTAAAAAAACGAATATATATGGAGGACGAAAACTAGAGATGCAACAAGTAGGTTTAGGCGGCGCACTAAAAAACGATATGTGGATTACTGAGGATGACGCCCCCGATCCCAGCCCACTACCCACCCTACCGGGATTTCATGTCTTGGTAAGACCAGTTACAGTTAAAAGCGTAACCAAGGGTGGTATTCTTTTACCAGATTCTACTAAAGAAGATATGTCTTATCTCACCACTGTCGCACAGGTTTTAGCGTTAGGAAATTTGGCATATATGGATAAAGAAAAATTCCCAGCAGGAGCATGGTGTAACGTAGGTGATTATGTGTGCTACGGTAAACATGCAGGAACTAAGCTATTTTATAAGGGTGTCAGGCTTATTCTTCTCTTTGATGATCAGATTATTATGAAAGTAGAAGATGCTAAAGACCTTGATCCAACCTTTAATTTAGGAAAAGGTTCTAACTAATTTGGGAAAATCACTATAGTGTGATATAATATAATGAACGTAAATCGTTTGTTTCGTAAACAACGGAGAATATAATGAGTAATGATAATGATGGTTGGGAAACCGTTACAGTTTCAGAAGGCAATGAAGAAGGAACACAGGTTGCTTTTGAAGTTGAAGAAGATGAACAAGAAGAAGTACAGATAGAAGAAGAGCTACAGGCAGAACCTGTTCAAGAAACACAGGAAGAAGTTGTCGAAGAGATTGTTCAAGAAGTTAAAGAAGAGCAGCCTAAAGAACTTGAAGGTATAGAAACTAAGGGTGCTGAAAAAAGAATAAGACAACTAATTAGGCAGCGCAAAGAACGTGAAGAAGAAATTCAAAAGCTTATAGAACAAAATAAAGAACTTCAAAATAATCTTAAAGCTAAAGATAATGAAGTAGATAGCATTGCAACTCGTAGTCTTGATGCTAGTGAAAGACAGCTAACTCAAAATATCGAACTTGCCAGACAGGCTTATATGGAAGCTTTTGATGAGGGAGATAAAGAAAAAGTTCTTAAAGCACAAGAAATTTTAAATAATGCTCAATCAGATTTAAAAACTGTTCAAACTTATAAAAATAATATTGCAAGTAAATTAAAGAAAAAAGAAGAACAAGCAGCAATTATTCCAGAAGCTGTTCAGCCACAACAGCCTAGCTACGATCCTAGAGCTAATGAGTGGGCTGAAAAAAATAAGTGGTTTGGTGAAGATACAGTTAAAACAGCAGCCGCTCTTGCACTAGATGCTGAACTAAAAGAACAAGGATATAATCCAAATGATGAAGAATTTTACGAAGAAATTGATCGACGGCTTGAAATGGCCTTTAGTCAAACTTCAAATCGTGTGCAGGAAACTGAGGAAAAAAATAACTCAGGCACGTCACAACCTGCTCAAGTGGTGTCGGGGGCTTCACGCTCGTCTCCGTCCTCAGGAAAAAAAGTCAAACTCTCGAAAGAAGACGTGAGATTGGCTAATAAATGGGGTATTCCACTTGAACAGTATGCCGCTGAAAAGCTGAAGGTAACTTCGGCTGATGGCGAATATACTAATATAAATATGTAAGCGTGGAGGAAAGAATATGACACGAAATGAATCACGTAGTGAGAACATGAGAGAACAGAATACTAGAGAAGACAATTGGACCTTTGAAGAACCCAATGTCCTTACCATTCCAGAAAATGTGCAAGCACGTTTTGATAATGAAGGTATGGCATTACGTTGGATACGAATCTCCCTTCAGGGTAAAGATGACATCAGCAATGTCGGTAAGAAACTACAGGCAGGATGGGTGTTTGTAACTCCAGATGAAGTTCCTGAAATGGCTCTAACATCCTTCGTGAGGGATGAAGGCAGGTATCAAGGCTCTGTGTGTCGAGGTGATGTAGCCTTGGTTAAAATGCCAGCCGGAAAAGTGAACGCTCGTAGGAAATTTTATGAAGGTAAATCAAATGATCAGATGGATGCAGTCAACTCTCAGTTGATGAAAAACTCTGATTCTCGTTTTCCTATTTCCAATACAAGTCGTTCTGTAACAACACGGGGAAAACAACCGTCCTTTCAGGACTAGATTCCCTATAACTAAGGAGATGAAACATGTCTACTACTAAAGCATTTCGTGGTTTCATTCCTGCTCGCAAGAAAAGTGGTGGCTACAATAACGAAGCCGTCACCGACATGATTACTCTGACCTCAACGGGTCAGGCTCAGTCGCCCACCAATAGCATCTTTACCGGCGATCCGGTTGTGCTTCCCGGTGCGAACTTTGCAACGATTTCTCCGTATATCGCTGCAACGCTCAAGCCCTCTGGTGTGTTCATGGGTTGTCAGTATGTCGAAAATGGCGAGCAGAAATTCTCCCGGTATTGGCCGGGTGGAGTGTCAGCCACGGACATTAAATTCTTTGTAATCACTGATCCCGATCAGACGTATTACATTCAGGCTTCTCTGTCGCTTTCGGCGGGAGAGTTGGCTATTGTCAAAAACTACAATGTAACCGTAAGCTCTACAGCTTCTTCCGGTAACACTCAGACGGGTCAGTCCAGTTACTACCTTGATGGTGCCTCCGGTACGGAAGCTGCTGCTGCTGTACGTGTTATTGGTAAAGCTCAGTATCCAGATGAAAAAGATTCTGATGCTTATCCGATTGTGGAAGTATGGCTTAACCATCATCGTGATCGTTTCGTAACGGCCACGGCATCTACGGCTTAATAGGGAGGATTTATTATGGCTATTAATAGAGCTAGTATTAGCAAAGAACTCCTTCCCGGTCTTAACGCCGTATTTGGAATGGAGTATGGAGAGGTCAACAATGAACATGAACCTCTTTATGAAGTAGAAAACTCGGACAGAGCTTTTGAAGAAGAAGTCCTCTTCACTGGCTTTGGCACTGCGCCGACCAAAGGCGAGGGTGCTTCGGTTTCTTATGATGATGCACAGGAAAGCTATACGGCCCGTTATACGGCGGAAACCGTTGCGCTTGCTTTTGCTGTTACTGAAGAAGCTATGGAAGACAATCTGTATGACACGTTTGCGAAGCTTCGTGCCAGAGGTCTGGCCCGTGCGATGGCAAACACTAAGCAGGTAAAAGCCGCTAACATCTATAACAATGGTTTCACTGATACCATTGGTGATGGTGCTGCGTTCTTCTCGGCTTCTCATCCGACGATTTCTGATGGTCTTCAGTCTAACCTTCTTGGTGCGGCTGACCTGTCGGAAGCAACTCTTGAAACGGCCCTGACGGCTATTCAGAAGACCAAAGATGATCGTGGTATTCTGATTGGTGCAAGTGCTGTTTCACTGCACATCCCGGTTGATTACTGGGCGGTTGCAGATCGTGTTCTTTCTAGCCCCGGTAACACTCAGACGAGTGCTGGCGGTGCGAATCCGAATACGAACGCCATCAATGCTACCCGTCACATGGGCATGGTTCCTGAAGGTTTCTTCATTAACCGTCGCTTCACTGATACGGATGCATGGTTTGTTAAAACGGATGTGCCGAACGGAACCAAAATGTTCGTTCGTTCGCCGCTTCAGACTAAGATGGAGCCAGACTTCGATACCGGCAACCTTCGGTTCAAGGCACGGGAGCGTTATAGCTTCGGTGTTTCGGATTGGCGTGGCTGGTACGGTAGTGCTGGTTAATAAAGTGTGGGGGAGTGGT